TGACTGATACCCTAATTCAGTTTACGGGTGAGCAATGTTTGGTCAATTATGCCATTGGAGATAATCTTGATGCTCTTGGTGCTTTTTGGGATACGCCACGATTAGACGCTCAAAGTTCGATTACCACTATATTATTTACTTTGACTTCGGTTCAGGGCAGTGATTATATCGTGCCTGAAGGTACAAAGGTACAAAGTCGTGATAATCTTTTCCTATTTGCGACGACGGCTAATTTGATTATCCCTAGTGGTGATTTATCGGGGAGTATTTCTGCTGTTTGTACTGTGGCGGGGGAAGAAAGTAATGGTTATGCCATTGGGCAAATTAATCAATTATTTGATTTATTGTCTGATATTGCATCGGTGGCGAATACCTCTGTATCTAATTCTGGTGCATCTATCGAAACGGATGATAGATATAGGGAGAGATTATTAATTGCTCCTAATAAAATTAGTACAGCTGGGAGTAAAGATAGTTATAAGTTTTTGGTATTGTCGGCGGATTCTAATATTTCTGCGGTGGCAATTAGTTCGCCTACGGATACTGAAAGGATAGAAAGAGAGGAAGAATTAGCGTTAGAGTTAGGAGAATTATTGAGAGATAATTTACAAGATTATGGAGTTGATATTAATTTATTTACCGCAGAAAATATTGCTCCTTTATTTCGTCAATTTATTAAAATTCCTCGTTTTTCTGTAGATATTTATCTATTAGCAAAGGATGGTTTACCTTCTTTAGAATTAATAGATAAGGTGCAAACTTTTTTGGATAATGACAATATTCGTCCGTTGACAGATATGGTCAAAGTATTTTCTGCTATTGAAATTGAGCAAAATATTAGTGTTGAGATTATTGCGGATATTAATGCTGATATTGCTGATTTAACAAGTAGATTAAATATAATTATTGAAGATTATCGTAATGATTTATCTTCTAATTTAGGTAAGGATATTGTGCCTAGCCAAATTATCCAAAAAATGCAAATTGGTGGGGTTTATTCTGTTAATTTAATTGAGCCTATTGAAACGGTTAAAATTGAGTTTAATCAACGGGTTATCGTACCTAATTTTAATCTTGATATTGTGGGGGTAAGTGCAGGATGATTTGCCCTATTGACCCAAAACCATTACAGCCACCATTAAGGACTGAGGAATTTGAAACTTTGTTTCATCTTTTAAAAGTGGCAACTATTTGTCAAGATTTGGTTCCCTTATTAATTTATCAAATTGATACGGTTGATAATTCAGTTTTGGTGCATATTGCTGAACAATTAGATGTGTTGGGGTACAAAGGTTGGTTATTGGCTGATACTGAGACGAAACAGAGGGATTTAATCAGATCAGCCGTTGCTCTGCATCGAAAAGCAGCGACTCCTTCTGCGATTATTGATGCTTTGTCAGTGGTAGATATTGATGTAGAAATTATTGAAAATCCTTGTTTACTTTATGATGGGATTTTTAAATATGATGGTACGGAATATTACAATCAAAGAAGGTGGGATCGTTTTATTGTGGTTTTTTCTGCACCAATACCGATTGAACTACAGCCTCTTGTTGATGGTTTAATTGAGGCGTGGAAAAATGCAAGGTCAAATAGATTTATCCCTTTTTCTCCCCTTCAATATGATGGCTCTTTTTCTTATAATGGAGAGGAGATTTATGACGCGGAAAAAGATAGTTCTTTAGATATTTCTGTTTATTCTGGGTGTTAAATGGCTATTTTAAATTTGATTGACGATGGTGTAAATGATTTTGCTATTTATCAAGGGAGAGACTATCAATTATCTCTCTTTCAAGTAGGCAATATTACTGGCGATTTTGTGGGAATAATTAGAGATAATTATGATCAGAGCTTAAGTTTAAATGATCAGAGCTTGTGTTCGGAGTTTAGGTTTAAATGTTCGGAGTTTAGGAAAAAAAAACAAAAAAAGAGTCTATTCAGCTCTTTAATAATTGGTTATTTTTGTTATGTTAAAAAATAAAATAGCGTTAATTACCACTACAAAGAATCGTCCTGATTTGTTGATTGAATGTGCGTTTTCGGTGGCTACTCAATCGGTTTTGCCAAGTCAATGGATTATCGTTATAGATGATGATATTAATAATTATTTAGATAGTATAAAAATCATTAATAAAATTTGTCCTTTTGTCGAGTTTTATGAATTTAATAAAGGTAGAAATAAGGCTTTACAATTCGGTCATGACAAAGTTTTAGTTAGTCATGTAGGTTGGCTTGATGATGATGATTTGCTTTGTCGAGATGCTATTAAAATCATGAGTAATTATCTTGATAATGATTTAATTTATTCTGATTTTTGGTTGGTTTATGAGAATAAATGTATGAAATTATCTCCTAGAAATAGGGTGAAATATTCCTATGAAAAAATATTAACTTTTAACTGTGTATTTCACTTTACAATTTACTCAATTAATCTTTTTAATTTATGTGGTGGGATTAATCCTGATTATGATTTTGCTATAGATTATGAATTGAGACTAAGGCAATTAGATTTTGCTGATCCTGTGAAGGTGAATGTACCTTTATATTATTATCGGTTGCATAATAAGCGGATGTCTAGCCAAAAAGAAAGCCAAAGGGCTAATGCTCTCAAAGCTAGTAATGAAGCGATTAAAAGAAGGGGATTAAGTGGAGAGATATTTTATGATGGTCAACAATTCTGTAGAAGATATTAAGGTTTTTGGGATGGGATTGAGTAAGACGGGGACAAAAAGTTTAGCCAATGCCTTGAGTCAATTTGGATTAGAGATTATTCATTTTCCTTCAGTGAATCAATTAATAAAGGGAAATGGTGCGGTTGATACCCCTGTTATTGCTTTTTTGCCACAATTATTACAATTATTTCCTAATGCTAAATTTATTTGTACAACTAGGGATATTGATGATTGGTTGGTTAGTTGTAAAAAACATTTTAAGCCTAGTAATAATTATTATATTCATCAAATAAGAATGTTAGTTTACGGGTCAATATTACCTAAAGAAGATGATTTTATTAAGACGTGGTGGAGACATCAGGAATTAATTAAGAGTTTAAATCCTTTAATTATTAATGTTTTTAATGATTCTGATAATTCTTTGCACAAAATAGGAGAATACCTTAATTTAATACCACCAAATATCAATTTTCCTCATATAAAATGATATAATTTAAGTATAAAAATAAGGCTTAAATTTTATGGTAGATATTTCTGAAAATCCCGTATGGGGTCCAGTTACTAGGATTGAAGCGACTACTGTTGCTCTTGGCGGTGATGAGATTAATTCACCTAATTTACAATTAAAGCAATTGGTTGATCGGACTGAGTGGCTCAGAGAGAATAGCGGTGGTGGTGGTTCGGTAGGCATAACTGAGGTGGTAACTGATTCCTCTCTTTATGGAAATGGTACTCCAGCTTTTCCTTTAGGGGTGCAACCTTTAGCGGCAGGAATAATTCACCAATTTGCAGGAAATATTGCACCTAATGGATACTTGCTGTGTAATGGTGCAAATGTGGGAAGAGCAACATATCCTCAATTATTTACTGCTATAGGTACTATTTACGGTTCTGATTCGGCTGAAACTTTTAAATTACCTAATTTAAGTTCTCGTGTGCCTGTTGGTGTAGGTGGTACTTATACTATTGGTGCAACAGGTGGTTCGGCTACTCATACTCTAACCACAAATGAGATGCCTAGTCACGGACATACTACGGCGGATCATGGACATGGGATAAATGATCCCAGTCACTTTCACTCATTAAATCCCTATTTTAAAGATTCTCAAACGGCTGGTGGAGTTAGTGGTGACGAACTTACAAGGGCTGGAACTGTAACCGAATATCCAGATACGAGTCCAGCGACGACTGGTATAACCATCAACAATGCGAATGTCACGGTTAACGCAAACGGCGGAAGCCAACCTCATAATAATATGCAACCTTACATTGTCCTAAATTACATTATTAAATTTTAATGGCTGTCAAGGATTGGTTAGGGATTACAGAGAAAACTTTAGAAGCTGTGGATAGGTTAAATGATTCGCAAACTGAGTCATTGAAACGTTCTCTTGATGCTTCTTTTGCTAAAGTTAGTCGTGATATGGTGAAACTGTACGGCTCTCTTGATGGTGCAGATCCTGATTATATTAAGGTGCAATTATCAAAATTAAATCAACTTAAAATTGCTCGTCAATTATTGTCTCCTAAACAAAAGAAGCAATTTGAAAAGGAGATGAAAGATTTACTTGAGTTACAAACGGCTAATGGGGTAAAGTATGCTGATTTGATGACTCAGGCTCTTAGTAATCCCCCTGATTTAGTTCGTCAGTTTGGCACTATTAATATTGAGTCGGCGGCGATCGCTCAAGATGCTAGTAAAAGATTGCAAAATCATTCTGAGGATGCTAGTAAGAAGATTATTGATGCTGTGGCTACTAATCTCTTAAATGGTGGTTCGGTTGCTAATTTAAGAAGGAATATTCAGGGTGCTTTGGGTACGACTAAGGCACGGGCGGAAAATATTGCTCGGACTGAAACTTTGTCGGCATTGAATGGCGCGGCGACTAAACGATATAAGGAGTATGGTGCTGAGTATGTGCAAATTATCGCTTTGGTTGATCAACGCACTACTCCTTGGTGTCGTTATCGGCATATGAAGATTATTA